ACCTTGAAGCCCCACGCTTCACGCTGGGCGTTCACACGGATCGTCTCGGCGTCCTGGTCGATGATCCGGCCCGTCTCTTCCGCGAGAGCGGCGGCGGTGCCGGTATCGACGGCGACCCCCTGCCCGGCGTAGCTGGCCCGCTGGCTGGCGATCACCTGGGCACCGCGTTCCCGATACCGCTGTTCCTCGATCGCGCCTCGCGCCAAGGCGTCGGTCGCCTGCGCGTCAGCTTGCTGCGCGTTGAAGCGGGCGATGGCCTGCGTCACCCGCCCAGCACGTTCCTGGGAAGCTGCACCGTAGATGCCGGCAGCGGCGGCCAGAGCGATCTGCCACATTAGGATTTCCTCGTTTCGACTCGGCCACGCCGCACCACGCCCAGGATGGTCAGCGGGGTCGGGTCCGTGTGCCGGATGAAGACGCGGCCGTTGTCGTTCCAGGTGGCGTTAAGTCCGACCGTGAACCGGCCGGTGGTCAGCGGCTGGGCACCGCCCTGGGTGGTTGGGTCAGGGCCGCGCACGGGACGCAGATGGTCCTCGTCTGGGCCCACCTCGGGCGGGCGGGACGACTCCACCAGCAGCGTGGCCTCGTTGATCAGCAGCCGCTTGTCGGACAGCGTCTCGGCTTCCGCGTCTTCCAGGTCGAGCAGCTCCAGGTCGGCCGTGATCGGCAGGCCGATGTGGAGCTTGAAGTAAGGGCGGTCGAGATCGATCGTGCCTGCGGTCACCGTGTAGTCGGCGTTTGTCCCGTCGCTGACCACGCTCCCCTCGGCGTAGACGGACACCTGCTGGCCCTCCAGGTGGTCGAGGCCGGTGATCTGATCGACGGCGCGGGCCCATGCGACCGTAGCTGTGCCATCAGGCACACCAGCGTAGTCCGGTCTGGCCGTGACCACGGTGGCGCTGGTGTAGACGGTGACCGTGTAGCGGACCACGATGCCGTTGGCTTGCGTGATGACGAACTCGTTGCCCACGTCACCGATGGCGAAGAGCGATGCGCTGGCAGTCAGCGTCACCGAGGGGATCGGGGGGAATCCAACCCAGCTCACCGTGATCGTGGTGGCCGTGGTGTTCGTGCCGTCGTAGCTGAGGAAGCTGTCCAGCACCGGCAGATCGGCCTGATCCGTGAAGAGCCGGTCGGCCATGCGCTCAATGTATCGGCGCTCCGTGCCGTTGATGGTGCGACAGACGATGGCATAGAGCACGTCCTTGCCGTTCTCGGGGATGACGCACACCCGCTCGAACGTGCCGCCCAGCGTGTCGTGGCGATGCCACGCGACGACCTCCTGCTCGCGGATGTAGGTCAGGCCCAGCAGAGCGCCGTCACTGCGCACGATCCACACGATCGAATCGGGCGTCTCCTGGTACGCCCAATCGACCAGCGTGTAGCCGCGCATCAGGTGCCCGGCATAGGCAGTGAGATCGTTCGATCGGTAGCCGTCATCCTGGAATGAGAATCCCAGGTCGCGCACGATGTTCGCTCGGGCCTGGACGTAGAGGGCGCTGTTGACCACGACCAGCGGGCGCAGGGAGCTGGAGCCGCTGTAGACCTGCTGCCGCAGGTTGATGGCGGTCGGTCGCACCACGCCGTCGCTGTCGCCTTCCACGCTCCAGATGCCGGCAGCGGTGAACACCAGCAGGCGTCCCAGCTCCAGCAGGTGGCGGATCGGATTCACCTGATTGCCAGCCAGCGAGAACCGGACAGCGTCGGCATCGTTCGTGATCTCCGACCGGGTGAAGTTGAAGTAGTCGCCCACCCTGCTCAGGTCCACCTGCTCGGGGGTCAGGGTGCGATTGGCCAGGGCTAGACGCTGCTGCACGAAGGCCCCGGTGGCGGGGTAGCCATCCTGCACGCGGAAGGTGAAGTCGGCCACGGGCGGCGAGCTGCTGGTGTCGGGCGTGATGTTCGTGTCCTCGAACTGCGTGGAGCCTCCGAGGGCTGCGTAGCCGATGAACCCATAGACGCCGCCGACTTCACGGTAGACCGCATAGCGTGCGGCATTGACCACCGCTGGCCAGGTCACCGTGATTGGGGCGCTGGTGGTCGGGGCTGCTGCGCTGTTGACGCGGACGTAGGTGCGTGCCGTGTAGCGGGTCAGGGCCGCGCCACTGCCGATCGTGGTTCCGTCGAAGGTGAAGGTGTTGGCGCCAGTCACAGTGATGGTGTAGATGCGGTCGTTGAACTCGGCCGCGTCGACATCGAGGTTCACGTCCATCAGGAAGATTTGATCGCCGGTCGTGTAGCCATGCGCGGTTGCCGTGCCAACCCACGGGGACACGGTGCGGTTGAGACTGATGGCGATGGATGGCCCGCAGCCAGCGAGGCTCTCGTTCTGATCCTCGTCGATGGCCGTCACCCGGTAGCGGTAGGACTTGGACCCTGCCGCGCCTGCCGTTGCGGTGCCACCGTTGGGCCGATCCACGGCCGGCTGGTACTCGGCCACGCTGAGGGTCCACTTGGTTGCGCTCAACCGGCGCAGTACGCGGGCCTCGTAGCTCGGATGCAGCAGGATCATGGTGTCGGCTTGCTGGACGAATTGCACGTCAGCCACCTCGGTGGCGTCCCACGGAGCCGGCATCGAGATGATGTCCCCATACATGGGGTGCCAGTAGCTGACGTTTGGCGGCACGAAGTTGGTGTGGTCGGCGATGCAGTAGTAGGAGTTTCCCCCAGAACTCACGATGTCGCCAATGGTGTAGGCGGTCGCACCGCTCCATGCCGTTCCGGCGCTCCGCAGGTAGTCGCCATCCTGCACGATCGTCAGCAGGTTGTCACTGAGGATGACCACATAGGACTGATCCACGTTGAAGACGAATGGAATGGCATTGGCCAGGGTGTCGTCTCGCACGCCGTTGACGTAGCCGAATCCGGCCCGGTTCGTGGCGGCCCCCTCCTTGCGCACGGTGAAATTGCGCAGGGTCTTGCAGCCAGCCGCGTACTTGGACAGGTCGGCGCGGGCATGCAGGGCCGGGTCGATCTCGCCACCGGCAAACGTGCGCTGGATCACGCTCGGCATGTCAGCGCTCCCGCGCCCGGATCGACTCGGCCTCTGGCTCGTCGTCGGGCTGCTGCTCATTGCGGCTGTTGGCCACGGCCCGGGTCACGGCCGCTTGGTAGTCGGCGAGGCACTGCGCGGCAATCGCCTGGCTGGCTGCCAGCGGCTTGGCGATCTGCCACGCCAGACGCAGCGAGAGGGCCTGGGCGAAGTCCTCGGGGAAGAGGGTCGGGTCGGTGATCTCGGCGGTGTAGACCAGCCAAGCGTCAGGCTCGTCGGTCCAGATCACGCCGCCGTCGTCATCAGTGGCCACCTTGTAGGGGATCCGGTTCGTGGTGTCACGAGAGCCATCGACAGCGATCCGGCGAGCGGCCAGGAAGCCCGTTGGGACCCGGTAGCTGTAGTCCCACTCGTGGTTGGGATCTTCCTCGATCAGGGCCAACTCGGCGAAGCGTTCGGCGAAGTCCCAGGGGTGGTCGCGCAGCACCTGATTGCGGACCCGCTCAAACCACAGGTTGCAGGTGTTGGCCTCCTGGCTGTCTTCCTCCACGTCATCGACCTGCCGGCTGATCAGCAGGTGGGACAGCGCCATGTTGTAGATCGTGACCACGTCCATGGGGCAGCTCCTTCAACACGCAACCCCGGGCTGCGCTACGCGACCCGGGGCTGCTGGCGGCCCGTGCCGCAGGTGAATGTCTGACCGTTCAGCGCCGATAGACCGGGGTCGCCGGTACGTTGGGCGGTGCCTTCACGGGGTTGCGCTTGCGCTTCTCGGCCAGCAGCGGAGCGAGGCGCTTCGCTTCCTCGGGATCAGTCGGCTGCATCCATCCGCCCAGCTCCAGGTCGCGGGGCACCTCGAAGGACTCGCCCTTCTTGCGGAAGCTGCCGTAGAACCCATCAGCCAGCGCACGCTCCGTGATGGTGCCCTTGACCGGCGCGGGGGCCGGATCTGCAGCGGGTTCGACCTTGGCAGCCGCTGCCTGGGCAGCAGCGACTTCCTCGGCGGTGGGTGCGGTGGGCTTCGGCATGACTGAGCCTCAGAAGGTGGATGCGACCAACGGAACGAGGATCAGACCTCGTAGGCGTTGGGGTAGCTCTTGATTGCCGGGGTGGTGCCCTTCTCGGCCAGCCACGCGGTGATCGTGATGCTGGGGGTGGTGCCGCCCAGGGTGGCGACCAGACCGAGGTAGCGTTCGGTGTCCACACCCTCGGGGAGGTCGATCGTGTGCAGGCTGTTCGCGGTCAGCAGGGTGCGCGAGATCGTCTTGCTGGCGATCGTGGTGTCCGAGGACAGCGGGGTGTTGTCGTCGGTCGTGACGGCGAAGCTGTACGTCTCGTCGCTGTTGCCCGCATCAGCCGCGACATCGACGTGGATGACGACCTGCAGCGGCGTGCCGGTGCCGAGCTGGCCGTTGGCCTTGAGGTCGATGCAGTTGGTGGCATCGGCGGTGGCAGTGAAGGCCTGGGCCTCACAGAAATAGAGCAGCTTGTCGAGGTGCATGGAGGACTCCGGGGATGGATTTCGACGCCGATCCCCGGCCGCCACGACAGCGCCCGGGGTCAGCAGGATCAGGATCAGTCCCGATCAGACGATGCGGGCTTCCGTGTTGAGGATCGCATCGCAAACACGGACAGGCACCTCGTCGAACACCATCACGCGCTTGCCCGCCACGGTTTCCCAGGTCAGGTTGTTGAGGGTGCGGTTGAGGATCTGGATGCGCAGCCACGTGCGGACAGTGCGGTTGACGTAGAAGCACTTGCGGCCCGAGCCGCGCATCTGCTCGTGCAGACGGATCATCAGCTTGATCAGGTCGGCGTTGCTGGACTCGGCGCGGAGGTTGCTCACGTCGATGTTGCAGATGCGACCGCTGGTGGTCCAGTCGCGGACGCACACGCCGAGATGCTGCTCGAACGAGTCACGGTACGCCTTGAAGGTCGAGCCCGCGATGCCGGTCGAATCGACGACATCCACAATGCCATCGTCGGTGTGGACGATGCCGGCCATGCTGCCCTGCGGGACGAGGCCGGTGATGGCATTGTCGCCCCAGGTGACACCGAAGATCGAGGTGTTGTCGGAGCCGGTGCCGCCGGCATCGAGCACGTTCTCGGCGCTTGCGGCGGTGTTGGTGTTGACGGTCGAGTAGTGGGCCGCGATGCCGGTGATGCGGTCGCTGTTGACCCGCTCGTCTTCATAGAACATGGCGCTCGCAGCGGCCTGTCCCATGGCTTCGAGGTGGGCGACGGACTCGGAGAGGCGAACCTCCTTGAGGCGGCCACCCTTCTCAGCGAGTCGCTTGTCGATCACGCTCTTGGATTCGATCCAGCCGGTGCCGACCTTGGCCTGCTGGGTCACGCCCTTCGAGGGCGCAACGCCAGTGTTGTACCGGCCCCAGACGACCGAGGGCAGACCCGTGCGGATCGTGGTCTGGTGCGTGGTGCCGTCGTTGCACTCCATGAAGCTGGCATCCTGCAGGATCTCATTGTCCTGGGTCAGGATCTCGATGATGTGCGCGACCTTGCCGTCCGGGTCCATTCGCTTGGCGAGGTCAGCGAGGGTCAAATTGTAAGTGGCGATGGCGGTGGCCATGTGAAACTCCTGGCCGCTGTTGTGCGGCAAGTGGGAGCCCGGTCTTCACCGGGACGGTGTGAGATGGGAAAGAACTCAGGGATCTGGGTAGAAGCGGTCCGCGAGTGACTTGGCAGCAGCAGGCGGCTGGCCAGCGGCGGGATTGTCCTCGGCGATCGCCTGACCAGCGCGGGCCAGGAAGCGGAAGATGGCGGGGTGATTGCCCAGGCCGGTGGATTCGAGGATCTTGTTCACCTCGGCGGCATCGGCCCCAGCGAACTTCTCGACGAAGCGGCGGCCCAGCTCGGCGTTCTTGGTTAGGGCGGCCCCACCGAACTCCTTGTCGGCGGCGACCGATTCCTGCCACGTCTTGGACTGCTGGGCGATGATCGCCTTCTGATCTTCGATGAACGTCTGGACGGTGGCGTTGTCGCGTTCGAGCAGCTTCTGCGCCTGGGCCTGGGTCAGCCCGTGCTCCTTGGCGAAGGTCTGCACCTCAGCGAGGTCCGTCGCGTCGAGCAGCGCATTCTCGGGCAGCTTGAGGTCGAGGGCCTGGGGCTCGCCCTTGGTGCCATCAGCGGACGCGCCATTGCCTGGAGCGGACGCATTGGCAGGAGCACCCGAAGATCCCGCGTTAGCCGCTGGGGTGGCGGTGGCGGTGGGTGCCGGTGCGGGCGTCGAAGCCGGCGCAGGTGTGGACTGCGCGGCGGGAGCCGCTGAGGCGGCAGCAGGAGCGGCTGCGGCGTCAGCGGGCATGGTTCGATTTCCGCACCAGTGAGGTCATGCGCGTGGTGTAGTGTCGTCGTCGTTCTCTGCATCCATAATTCTGACCAACCCCCGGCAAGACTTGTTCAGCTCGTCCAGCAGCTGCAACCCGAGGTTGCGAGCGCCGGCATAGAACGAGGTCGTGGCGTGGTCCACAGACCAGCCCAGACGCTTGACGCCGGCCAGGTCGTAGAGGATGCGATGGATCACCCGGCGACCCTCGGGCGTGGACATGACCGCCTTGAGGTCGGCCTGCTCGCGTTCCCTGCGGGCGACGTGCGCCTGCTCGACGATCGCATCCAACTCTTCCGGTTCGAGATCGTCACTGTTCGGCATTGGCCAGCTCGGCGAGGGCGTTGTCGCCCGTGGTCTGCGTTTCGCTCAGGTTCTTCAGCGCCTTGCTGGCCATCTCAGCCTGCTCCATCTGCGCCTGCTGCGCCTGTGCAGCTGCGCGGCTGTCGCGGATCTCGGCGATCTGCTCGGGCGAGCGGACGAGCGTGGGCGAGACACCCAGGTTCGAGGCGTAGTCCGCCACGACGGCATCGAGATCCACGGCGTCGAGCACACTCACGTCCTTGGTCTGGTTCACGATATTCGTCACGAAGCCGATCAGACGCTCGCTACTGCCCAGCTGCATCGACTTCTGGATCTTGGCCATCGTGCTGGTGTAGAC